GCGGATAGACAACCTATATTGAGAATGGTTCCCATTAAGCTGCGACACGCCGAGCCGGTTTGACTTGGGTGACGTATTGTGTTAAACGGAAGTGCGCATGATGAAGCGGTGCGGTTGTGGCGTGTCGTGTTTTACGGTGTGGTATATTGAAGAGTGATAGTATAAACACTATTAGAAAATAGGAGTGATTAAAATGAGTTTCATGAATATTGAAGCATTGTCTAATTCGATTGATTTTAACGTGAATAGCATTTACGATGTGCTTGTGTATTTCGTCGATATTGCGTCCGATTGCTTGATCGAAACTCGGTTTGTCGATTGCATTGATGCATACGGGCTTAGGGATGTGCTTGACGATGGTGTGTTTTATGTTCCGGGTGCTGTATGTTTGGGGTATCGGATTAACAGGTGATTACGAAAGGGCTTGTAATGATTAAGGATGATAAGAAAATCGCCACGTTTCACTCTACGTTGAAGAACGGTGATATTGAACTGTGGTATTGTGCGCATTGTGACGTGTATGAATTACGCTACGATGTTCAGTTTTACACACCGGACGGGCTAGGCGATGCTACCGCTTTATGTTCGTATGATGCGGGTGATTATATTCAAGTTGGCGATATGCTGACCGATGCTATCGAATTGGCTGACACACCTTTGCTGAAAAGGGATTGACCATGTTTTGTAAGCGTAATACTTGCGATTTCATCAAGGGGTATCGGGTTCGTGGCGAACGTCATGTTAGGATTGTCGCCATGGGTATGAAGTGGTTTAAATGTGATTCGACCGTATCTGATTATGTGTTTACGTATTGTCGTGATATTGTTGATTTGATGCGGCGGGGGTTGTGGGAGGGTGATGTGATGGCCTATTAGCTCAGTGGTTAGAGCGGCATCCTTATAAGATGTGCGTGCTGGGTTCAATTCCCGGATAGGCTACGCGATTGTGATATATTTGGTCATGGCATGTCATTCGATGTGTCATGACCTTTTTTTATTTGTGAGGTGATTTGATGGATATTAGTTCGATTGTAACCGTTGTCGGAAGTGTAGGGTTTCCGATTGTCGCGTGTTGTGGTATGGCGTGGTTTATCGCCACGACGTTTAGCGATTTTAATGATTTGATGACTAAGAATAATGTGCTGACCGAAGAACTTATTGCATTGCTTAAGAATAATAAGGGGGATAATGGTGATACGAATGTGGCGTAGCGTGTTGGCGTGCGTATGCGCGTTGTCGTTGCTTTTTGTGCCATCTGCAAGCGCGGACATGCGCGGGGTGGATGTGAGCAATTGGCAATGTGATATTGATACGTATGCGTTGGACGCTGATTTCGTCGTGGCGGGTGCCACATGGGGTGTTGGCGGTTTCAACAACATGTGTCTGACCAACGGCGTGAATCAGGCGGCGAACTATCAGCTGGGGCGTGCAGTGGACAGCGGTAAAAGTATCGGCGTATATCATTACGCGATGGGGCGTGACGCGAACACGGAAGCTGACTTTTTCATAGACAACGTGCGCGGGTACGTCGGAAATGCCGTGCTTGTTTTGGACTGGGAATCTCAGGATAACCCGAGTTTTGGTAATGGCGCGTGGATTGAAACGTGGGTTCGTCGCGTGCATGACCGCACACAGGTGTGGCCGCTTGTCTATGTTCAGGCGTCAGCACTGGGGCAGCTTACTTCATATGTGCGTGAGCATTGCGGTGTATGGGTCGCACAGTACGCGTCTATGAACGTGACTGGGTATCAGGATGCGCCGTGGCTGTACGGTGCGTATGGTGAAGCCATGCGTCAGTACACGCCGAACGGGTATGTGTCGGGCTACGCGGGACGTTTGGACTTGAATTATTTCCGTGGCGAACGATGGCAGTGGGATGCATACGCGCATGGTGACGGCGCGAATGTATCCGCACCGGAAACGAACGCCGGGGGGAATGCCGGTGGGAGTGCGTCGCAGTCTGTTTGCGTGGTGGTTGCGTCGGGTGACACGTTGTCCGGTATCGCTGAACGCACTGGGCTGTTGCCCTGGCAGTCGTGGTATGGTTATGGGTCGGGTAATCCGGCTGTGATTTATCCGGGTGAAACCGTGTGCTATGGCGGTGGCGTGGCTGTGCAGCCGGACGTGACGCGTACGTATACGGTTGTGTCCGGGGATAGTCTGTGGTCGGTGTTCGGCGGTGATTGGGCGCGGGTTGCGTCGCTTAACGGTTTGTCTAATCCGAGTTTGATTTATCCGGGTCAGATTTTGCGTTATTGAGAATCAATATCAATAATCGGCGTGTTGCTTTTTGCGCACGCCGATTTTTGTGCTATAAATATTTATGTCGCCAAAAATGGTTGACATAAAACAGATACAAAGGATAACAAACATGCGAAAGATTCGTAAGGTAATCGCTGACAGCACCATAAGCTATTATGACAGGGACGGCGTGGCACAGACGTTCCACACCACCGGCAACGTTCGCACCGTTGAAATGGCGGTCAAGGTGCTTATGGACGTCGGCATCGTCAACGTGTTGGTTGACGATATTACGGTCAATAAGACTGTGTACGTCATGGACGTTGAAACGTTCATCGAACATGCCGAACGTGTCGCGACTGACGTAACCGGCACCGACAACGACAACGACAACGATAACGATATTGAATTCTGAAAGGAACCGAAATGAACGAGGAAAACGAACAGATGAACGATACCACCGTGAATGAAACCGCACAGAACACCGCTGACAACTATCGTTATATTTGTACGATGGATAACAGCACGTTCGAGGGAAAACGTGCCATCGTCAACGCACGTAACAGCGCGTTGTCGTTGAACGGGCGCGGCGCGGAACCGTTGACGGTTATCGGCGCTTACATTGCGCCGGGCGTCCGTTCTCAGACCGGTCAGAAATGCGCAAACGTTTATCTTTTCGGAAAGGACGGTAAGACGTATTTCAGTCAGTCACAGGGTATCTACCGCAGCGTGTTGGATATTTACGACATGTTCCCCGATTTCAACGCGCCGGACGGTATCACCGTTGCGGTCAAGCAGACCGCACTTGGTGGCGGGCGTTCCACGAAATCGCTTGAAATCAAGTAGGTTAGAATGAAACAAAAAGTGCCATAATACGTTATGGCACTTTTTTTTATAAGGTGGTGAACATGCCTAGAGCGCATAAACAAGCGGACTTATTGACCACGAAACGCAAGCGTGTGCGTCGCGCGATAAACAGTCTGAAAAAAAGTATTACCGACAACATGCCCGAAAGTGAAGCGAATGCACGACGTGCTTACATTCAGCGGCTTGAAACGCAGTTGAAGCATACGTATGTTGGCCGTGTCCGTAATAGCGTCATGCGTGACGAACTGTATCAGCGTGCGAACGAAACCGCCGATAAGCTCGTGCAACAGGTGGGCGAGGTGCGCGGCGGCAAAGGGCGTGCGAGGGAGCGTGCACGTTCGTTCAACATTTTCCGTGAAGAAATGCGCATGGCATCCAGGGGAATGCCGAGCGCATTAGGTAATCTTGGACGGGAAAAAGTCAAGGTGTTTTGGCGATACACACAAAACATATGGCAGAAATCGAACGTGCCGCCGAACGAACGACTAGAAGCCATCATGAAAGCGTATGACGCTGATTCGTTAAGCGAACTTTTTGACACCATCATGGAACGAAATGAAAAAGCGTTGCGGTATGCCGAACGTATGAAAACGCATACGGGCGAATTGGAGGATTATATGGACGTTGACGGCGGAAGCCCGATATGGTTGCTAGCGGTTTCACCCGACGTGATACGATGAAAGAACGCAGAGAATTTAAGGTAGCGGCGATATTCGACACCGAAACAACGAACATCGGCACTGGTGCCGAAACGCGTGCATACCCGATATTGTACATTTTCAACGATTTGCGTGATACGCCACTGGAATCGTACACCCCAGATACGGACGATGTACGGTTTTACCGATACACGTCCGAAGCGTTGACCTATATTGATAATCTTATCGAATATGGGCGTGCGCATGGTTATGTTCCGATAATCGCGGCCTATAATCTCATGTTTGACATGCAGACTCTTATGTTGGAATTGGCGCAGTCGTACGCGATTGAGGTCAACGCGCAGACCGCTACAAGCGTGTATACGCTTGACTTGCTTGTTAACGATACCGTGGTGTGTCGTTTTTGGGATACGTTTTATTTGGAAATGGGCGGTTTGCGTGCGATGGGCGAAACATGCGGATTGCCGAAAGCGGTGGGCGATTGGGATTACTCGCTTGTGCGCACGCCCGAAACGCCGTTGACTGAAGAGGAAATGTTTTACGCACGACGTGATGTGCAAGTGATACCTCAATATTTGCAATGGTTGCTACGTGCTAACCATTGGCTTACGTCTGACATGCTGGGGTGCCGCGTGCTTACCAAGACGTCGCTTGTGCGGCAGATGGCGCGGCGTGAGATTGGCGGGCGACGTGTCACGTTGCAAGGTGGTAAGAAAATCACATTGCAACGTGCTTTCGAGATGACGTGCAATCAGGAATTTCCGAAAGATTATAAATCGTATGCGTTGCGTAAGGCATGTTTTCGTGGCGGTTTGACGTTTACGAGTGCTAAAACCGCTAGTGTTGTCGTGGATAATGTCGCGTCTTTGGATGTTACATCGATGCATCACGCGTTCATCAACGGGCGGCGATTGCCGGTGAAATTCGCGCCAACACCTACGGATATTCTGCAAATCGCGTGCGAGCGCATTGTTAATACGTCGCTTGAAGATGTGTTGTCGAATTATGATGACCCGTTTCTTACGGGATTGCATGTTGCTGTGAGATTCGTTAATCTCAGGTTGCGTAAAAATACATGTTTCGATACGTGGGGCATTGCGATATGCCCGCGTTCCAAGTTTGTGAAAACGCTGCAAGCGGACACCGATTATAGCAATAACGAACGTGCGAAAACACAGGAAAACAGTGTTAGGGCGCATGGTTACGTTGATAGTGCCGTTAATCCGACGTACGCTTTCGGGAAATTGTATCGGGCGGACGAATGCATATTGCATGTCAATGAGATTGAATTGTGGAATGTGGCGCAAGTGTACGAATTTGATTCGATGTATGTATTGTGTGGTGAAGCCACCACTAAGGCGATTGTTCCGCCCGATTACGTGACCTTACAATCAAACATGCTTTTCGCACGAAAAACCGATGTGAAAAATCTGATTAAACGCTATCATGAGGGTACGGCGTACGCGGGTGAAATACCCGATTCGATACCCGAGGGAATCGCACGCGACGCGAAAGCGGGCACGTTGAGCATGAAATTTCTGCAATCCTATTACGGCAGCACCGTTAAAGGACAATTCAATGGAATCTATGGCACGCAAGCCCAGGATGTAATGAAAGCCGATTACCGCGTGACGGAAACCGGCGAGCTTGAAGTCGATAAGACTACGGTATGCACTCCCGAGAATTTTTCGAAAAAACGTCCGAAGACACCGCGCGTTCTGTATACGTATGGCATGCGAATCGTAGCGGGCAGCAGAATGCATCTCTTGATAGCCATGATGTTGATATATCGGCATTTCGGCGTACGCGTCACCGTCACGGGCGGCGATACCGATAGTTTGAAAATTAGCTGTGACAATGACGTAACCGACACGGAACTATTGGCCGCGCTCGAACCATTGCACACCGCGATAGAAAACGCAATCAATCGCACCATGCGGCGCGTCCGAAACACCGCGCCCGACATGGCGTCAACGCTGGAACATATCGGAAAATTCGAGGTGGAGGACTGCGGTGGGGCTACTCGTTACGTCGAACATGTGGAATTGTGGAACAAGGCACGCGTTAGTTTGGATGTGGCCGGGCGCGTGCATGTCACTTGCGCGGGACTTCCGCGACCCGATGGCATGTACACTATTGAGGACTTCGTGGGCGAAATCGTCCGTGCCGGTCATGGTTTCGCGGAAACGATACGGTTGGCGCTCGGTTATGACGTGTTGGTAGATTATGAGATTTGCCACACGTTGCAACGCAATCGCCCGCGTGTATGGGATAGGTACGTCGGCACCGTCACCGATTATCGCGGCGCGACGCACCATGTTGACGCACCCGAAGCGGTAGCGCTGTATCCGGCTGGTAGATGGCTGGGCGAATCGGACAAACAGGCGAACGGCGAGAATCTAGCGTACATGTCATGCACGTATAATCGAAATGTGGAAACGACACCGCGCGAGCTTATCGTACGTGACGGCAAACCTATGATTGTGAGTATTGATGGCGAAATATTATTATGATCGGCTTAAGACGCTGATATTGCCGCGAAACGCAGATGTGAACATGATTATCGGCGCACGCGGTTTAGGCAAAACATATGGCGTGCGAAAATACATGATAGAAGACTACTTAAAAAACGGATACTGTTTCGTTGAAGTGACACGCTTTCGCGAGGAAAACAACGATGTCGCGGCGAACTATTTCAGCCGTATCGTACAAGATGACATTTTCCCTGATTATGAATTTCGGACAACCAATAAAATAGCCGAAATTCGTAGAAAGAAAACCGGTAAGAAAGAAAACGAATGGAAAACAATCGGGTATTTTATACCTTTGTCGTTGCAGCAGCAGAAAAAGAAAAGCACGTACGTTAACGTGCGCAACATTTGCATGGATGAAATCATCATAGATAACGACGATAGATATCACACGTATCTGAAAAACGAGTTCGAGCAATTGGCGAAACTTGTGGACACCGTTACGCGCGAGCGTGCTGACGATACGGAACTGCGCAAGCCTAGAATATTTCTGCTCGGTAATGCTTGCGACGCTTTTAACCCGTATTTCCAACATTATGATGTGCCGTTGGAACCCGAGTTCGGATTGCAATGGCTGGGCGGGAAAACATGTCTGTTCGACTATGTGCGGGATGACGCGTACGCCGAGCAGAAAACGAAGAATACAGTGTCGGGACGCATGTTGAAGAACAACGATGACATGACCGCAAAAAACAGGTTCAAACGGCATGACACCGATTTCATCGAAAAGCCGCACGGGCATGCAAGACTTACGTATGTTTTTCGATGGCTGCGACACGAATACGGCGTCTATGTTGACTTGCGCTGTGGATATGTCTTCGTATCCTCGAAATACGATGGTGGTACGCACGTTCCGTATTTCGCAATCACAAGGGACGATAACAAGTTGAACTATTTGACTGCGAACATGGCGAAAGATTTGATTAGAAATCTCACGTCATATTACGCACTGGGTTATCTGCGCTATGATATGGTGGAAACGCAACACGCCGTGAGTGAAATGCTCAGAAATTTCGGTGTAAAATAACCACGGCATACGCAAGGTGTCGTAACGAGGGCGATAAAACATTATCATTGATAACCACGGTTGACTCCGCCAATGATATGGCCGTGAGGGAAAAGCGTGCCGTCCGTCGTTGTGAATCATGTTGCAAGTATGCTATTCTTAAGTCGTGCCGGTTCGGTATTCGTTCGCCGGTACGACTTTTTTCATATATGAAAGGAAAAAACGATAATGGATGACGAAACTTCCGAGGAAAGGGACACCGCCGAACACGATGACCTTACGGAAAACGAAGCGCACCGTGTAGGCGAGTTCGATGACTTGCGCGACATGCTGCGTGACGTGCTTGACAAGGTGAACGCAATAGGTGAGCGTACGGACGCTATCAGCGAACGTATCGACGGAATCTATGATAATTTCACTGATTCCGTCGCGCAGATGGTTGAAAACGGCGCGACTGTCAAGGAAAACGACGATGACGTGGCGGAAGCGATCGCACAGGCCGCGGCAGAGGACTTGGAAAACCTCGATTACACGCTTTAATCGATAGGAGAAAATATTATGGCTGTAGACAATGCGACAATTTTGGATAAGGTACGTACCAAGGGCACGGACGATTATCAGCAACGTATTCCAAGTGCTACGCAAACCAGCGTGGCTAACACCATGCGCTACTTGTTCGACCCGATGAATCGCCAATATTTGAACGACTGTGTTTGGAATATGGTCAATCGTATCGGACTTACCGTGATGGCGCAGAACGCACCGTTTGAAAACCCGTTGTCGATTTTCAAAAAGGAAAACTTGTACTGGGGTTCGACCGTACAGGAAATCGCAGTCAAGTGGATTAAGGCGCACGGATACAAGGATGACGCGGAAGATTTGTTGAAAATGCATCGACCCGAAGCGGCGGTGTGGTTCTATGAAATGAACCGTCGTGACCAATACCCGATTTCATGGACAGATGATGAATTGCGTCAGGCGTTCGTGGATGATTTCGGGTTGAACCGTTTCGTCGCGCAGATTATGGAAACGCCCCGTAATTCCGACAATTACGATGAAATGAACATCATGCTTGCGCTGATTCGTCATTACGAGCAGAATCTTGGCTTTTATAAGGTTCATCTTGACGCGGTGCCGAACGATGAAACCACCGCTAAGACTTTGCTTAAGGCGTTGCGCTCGACCGCTGGGCGCATGCAGTTCCCGTCAACGCAGTACAATGCGTTGAACGTAACCGAAATACCCGCGTACGCTAATCCTCAGCAGATGGTGCTGTTGGTAGAACCGGAATATCTTGCGTCGCTCGATGTTGACGCGTTGTCAGCCGTATTTCAGCTGGACAAGGCAGACGTACCGTATCGTATTATCCAGGTGCCGACGCTTGGTATCCCCGGTGCGGTGGCGTTGCTTGTTTCAACCGATTGGTATCAGGTTCGGGACACTCTGTACGGCACTACGCAGTTCTACAATCCGCAGACACTTACCAACACAATGTATCTCAACCACTGGGGCATCTACGGTGTGTCGCCATTCACCCCGTGCGCGCTGTTCACCACCGACGCGGGCACTTCCATCAAGGTTGTGACTCAGACCGTGACCGGCTTGACGGTATCCCCGGCTACTTCCAATGTCGCACCGGGTGACTTGGTACAGCTCAAACCGAAGCTTACTGCCACCGTTACCCCCACCGGTACCGCTATCGAGGTTGCACCGAACACCGCGACTTATAACGTGGTTGCATTGCATCCCACTAGTAGCGGCGCTAACCCTATTGATCTGAATATCAACACGTTCGTTGACGATCAAGCACGTTTGCATATACAGCGTGACGGTCTTGTAAATAACGACATTATCAAGGTGGTAGCACGCGCCACATATGTCAACCCGAACGGCGAAACGGAAACATATACCGCTACAAGCACGTTCACTATTAAGGATTCAATAACGGTTGCAGAATCAACAGTAAGTGAAAAGTAAAACAGCGTGTTAGAATCGGGGCACCGGAAAAAACCGGTACCCCGATTTTTTGTATATGAAAGACGTGAAATATGGAATTTCCACATTTGCAGAACGCGACAACGTTTCCTAGTGCCGACGCGCATACGTATGCGCAGTATCACAACGTTTTCGATTACAATGTTTGGACGCCAAACACGGTAATCAAGCTGTGTCGCGTGAATTGGTACGATGATTATCACGACGTTGTGAAATTCCCCGATGACACCACAAGAAACGAATGGTTTGACAACCTAGACGGCGAAACCGTCAAGCTGACAACGAACATGTATATCGCACGCGCCGACACGGACGGCATAAAATTGCCTATCCCCTACATGACGGCGCAACAGTATAATTACATTGTCGTTGACTTTTCACATGACATTATCAATACGCCGTATCAGAAAACCGATGCGCAGACACGCTATCATTTTTTCATCACTTCCGTACGCGCGGAAGCGCCGAACACGACAACATGCACGCTTATGCGCGACGTGTGGACGGACTATATCAACAGCACCACAATCAACGGATTGCTGTTGTCACGCGGTCACGCGCCGTTAACGGAAACGACACCGGCGCAACTCTTGGAAAACCCGCGTGCGAATTGCCGTGATTTCACATTGCCCGACGTTGACTATGGCAACGCTGCATCGAATATCAGGAAAAGCACGCCGGTTAATCTGCAAAACGGTGCAAGATACATTTGTGTTGCCGCAACGTTTTCAACCGAGCAATTGCAAACCATGAGTAACATGCGCGGGTCAAACATCACGGACAGCGACCCGACATACAGCAATAACGACGGTACGGTAACGGGTTTCTCATGGGGTGCCGGTGACATTTACACGTCAAACGTCACCGGCGCGGGCACATCATACCATTCAATCGATAATCTCACCGCAAGCAACGTAAGCATGTATGCGCTCGAATCGTCCAAAATCTCGGGCGAATATTTCGACACGCTTTTCGCATATTATCCACATATCATGTCGCAGATTACAGCGGTTTTCGTCGCTACCGCAAACATGCTGCGACTTGGTAACGGCGTTACTGTGAACGGCGTCGCATGGCATACAGTCAACGGCGCACGGACAAAAATATCCGATATTGATTTGACTATCGATGATTTCGGGTATGCTAGTGAATACGAACGAATAACACGCTTGTATCTTGCGCCGTACGCGCACTTGGAAATATCCGACAATATCGGCAATAAAACCCGTGTGGAAATCGCTGATTGCGGACAACTTTCGGTACAGACCGTCACATCCCTCAGTTATCCGATATTGCGGCAAATCGCATGGCTTGACGGAATAGGAAGCGACGGTGATACGGCTATCAGCATTGACGCTATCAACGGTGCTAGCATTACCGCCGACGTGCCGAACGCGGACGTGCTCAAAACGCTCATTTCGCACGACATACCAACATACGCGCTGCAACGTCGCGCAATCGACGCGCGTCGCGCCGACGCATACAATCGAGATATCGCGCAAGCACGCGAAAACGCCATTATATCGTACGAAAACGGCGCACGTTCGGCTAACGTGGCATTGAGCAACACCAATAGAAGCAATGCGAACAGTATCGCCAACACGAATCTGACGAACGCGCTTAATTCCACCGTCACGGCCAATTCTAACAATGCATCCAACGAAATATACAAAAACAATGTAAAACAACAAAATTTGTTGCTGAATGCATCCAATACCAAAATCGATGAAATGAACACGGCCACCTTAGATTTGACAACGAATCTCGTAAACACGGAAATCACGGCGAGCGCGATTGGCACCGTCACCGCTGCGCTGGGTGCGATTGGTACGGCGGCGACCGGCATAGCGGTGACGGCGGCGACGGGCGGCGCGGCGGCACCGATGGTGGCGGCGGGACTCGGCGCAGCCGGAAGCATCGGTTTGTCAAGCGCGAGTTTCGCCACCGGTGCATCCAAGACGGCGGCGGAAGCAGCTTACAAGCAATCGTACAATGATGCAGCAGCGTTTACGGCGAAGAAATACAATGGACAGGCCAATAGCGTCAGTATCGCAATGGCGGGTACGCAAAACATTCAATCAACGACGCTTAACACCAACAATACGAACGCAAGCAACGCCACGAACAGCAATATCGCGGCCAACAATGCGAACACGTCGAATGCGAACGCGTCGGCGTCACGCAATCAGAGCGTGGATAACGCGAAACGTGTCATGATGAACACGCGTTCAAACGTTAACGCCGTGTGGCGCGACTTGCTCAACCATGCCGCGCAGCCTGTTGGCGCGTATGGCGGTGACAATTTCAGACAGGCCACGGGGCTTGACACCATGACCGTGAAAATAGTCACCGAAGATAATGGCGCGATAGCGGCGGCGGGCGATTACATGCTGCGCTATGGAATCGCAAGCAACAAACTCTACAATAGACCGTCGTTGACGCCTTGCAAGCATTTCACGTATTGGCAATCCGCCGACATATGGACGATATGCCCATTGGCGCAAAACGAACAATTGCAGACAATCAGGAATATTTTCAGTTCCGGTGTTACAATATGGAACAGACCCGAGGAAGTCGGCGGCGACTTCGTACACGACAATCTATAAGGTGGAAAGTATGGGACGTAAACGCACGCATAAAAGGCCGTTGACCCGTGCGGAATTGGGCGAACGCGGCGCACCTATGTGGCAGCAATCCGAAGTGCTCAATTCGCAAGCGTATTCGATGGCGTATTCGCAAATGTTGAATATCGCATTATCTCGTTTCAAGTGGCTGAATCTGCCGAAAACATGTGACGCATGGTTTCTCGAATACAATCTGTTATATTTCGGTTACGCCACAATCGCGTTCCCGCATAGCAAACCGGGTGTGTTTTTCAGTACGCAAGCGGTGACTACATCGAATTTCAACGTGTATTACAGACCGAAGAAATGGGATAGTTACGGTATCAACGGGTGGCGTTTTCCGGTTAACAATTCCAATGGTGTGTTCATCTATGCGAACCGTGCTCGTACGCCACTCATTCCGACGATTGAGTTTTTCGCGCATGAGATAGAAGATTTGTACATGACGCGGCGGCAGAATCGTTTCAATCAGAAAACGCCGTTCATATTGGAGGTTCCAGCCGAACAGCAGACGGCGGGCGTCAACGTTATCAAGCAAATCTCAGGCGGTGAAATGGCTATCATGGCAACACCGGGTTTCACCGATTCCATGAAAGCAAACGTGCTGAAAACCAATGTCGAATACATCGGCATGGAATTGCAGAACGACATACAGAACACCTGGAACGCGTTCTATCAATCGCTGGGTATTAAAAACTTGCCGTTGAAAATGGAACGGCAGACCGCCGACGAAATTAACGATTACGGGGAGCCGACCGACCTACGCGCACTCAGCGAGCTTGAGGAACGGCGTGCCGCGTGCGATATTCTCAACACAAGGTTTAGAAAATACCTTAAGGAACCGATACAGGTTGTATGGAACGAAGACAATGTGTCCCGCAACTACGCTTACTTAACGGACGTGGAAAGAATGAACGACGATGACAATGCAGAATGACATAAACCATTATCAGCCATGCGAATCACGCGACGATTTCCACGGCGTGATGACATACACGTTTGGCGAACTGCTCGACGTGCCAGGCGGCGTTGACTGGGATAATGCCGCGTGGTCATGGCGGGACGTCGCCTATGATGACACGCAATACACGCGCTGCTGCAAGAAAATCGAAAACCGTTTCTACGATCGCGAACTAGGCGTATTGCCCGCAAGCCGATGGAAACGGCATTTCCTACGATTGATAGATGAAATAATGCCGACCCTGAAACCGTTATACGCGGCGGTTGACGGTAATTCCGGTGTCATGCTATCCGATATGGACACATGGCATAAAATGCGCACTGTGTTTTCTGATTTTCCCGCAACGCAATTGGCCGAAAACCAAGACTATGCGAGCAACGCGACGGACAACCAATACGAGACAATCGCCAACGGTGATTTCATGGATAAAGTCAATCGCATACGAAATGGCGATTACGTCGATATTGACGTATTGTTGCTTGAGCATCTTGAAAGTTGTTTTAGTCCATTATGGACGGTAAACATAAACAATTACTGAAAGGATAATACGCATGTTTCCACTGCTGCCGTTTTTCTCGGTATGGCCGTACACGCCCGCCATACCCGCGTTTTATTGGAATGCTAAAAGTCAAGAAGAAATAATAAAGCACATTGCATGTGAAATCGACCATATAACGGCGTATCTTGACGAAATCGTAACCGATATTAACAAAACATTGAACGACTACGATACAAGAATAAAAAACATTGAAGCGCACATAAACGACTACGGCGTAGCCATAGCGCAAATACAAGAACAAATCGAACGCATAGGAAACACACAGCTAGTATGGAACGTCACAAAAGGCGAATACACTGACAGTAAAACCGCGCTCCGCGATTTGTACCGCGAACTAGCGGTATACGGCGCACGAGTCACACAGATAGCCGATATTAATACCGGCAAACTAGCCGAGCACCGAACGGACGAAACGTCCGCAATCGGCAACCTTACCATATTCGATGACGCCACTCCACGCGTCACTAATCCAACCACCGGTGAACAATACCAATCGTTAGCGTGAAAGGGTAAATCATGGCATCACAAACACCGTTCTATCATCTGCCACTATACGAAACCGGCGATCTAGCTGACCTACGCGACGGATACAATGCTGCAATGCGCACACTCGACCGCGTAATACATCAACTAAAAGTACAGGAAGAAATAAATCACCCAACAAACCTCAGAAAGGACAACTAACATGACCGACTACACAACCAATTTCAATCTTGAAAAATATCAAACCGGCGACGCGGCTAACCTCAATGACCAATACAACGCGTCAATGGACATTATTGACGATAATCTATATAAGATCAACACTAACGCCAACACTGCGGGCGGTAAAGCCACGCAAGCACTAGAAACAGCACAAAACAACAACAAAAATCTGACAGCGTTAGGCGTAACCGACACCGAAACCGCAACACAGCTCAAAAACAAAATAGACACAACCGCAACAAACCTCGCTGCCACAACCGAAACCGCAAACAACGCGACTAGTAACCTAAACGCATTAGGCGCGAACACCGTAGAAAACGCGACCAATCTGAAAAACCGTATAAACGACACCTACACAAAAAACGAAAGCGACAATCGATACGTACAAATACCGACCACACAAGATACACTAATCGCAATCGGAGACAGCTATTTCGAGGGCTTCAGAACAACTAACCCCACAACCGATAGCATGATAGTAAAAGCAGCAAAAAAACTGGGCTTGAAATGCAACAACTACGCAGTCGGCGGTAGCGGTTTCATAACCGGCACGACATTCCTACAGCAATTACAACGAGCTAACAGCGAGACAACCGATAAAACTAAAATCAAATACGTAGTAATCGGCGGTGGCCGAAACGACGCATACAATACGTTGCAAGAAAGCGACGTTGTAACAGCGCTCACCTACGCTAAAACCAACTTCCCATATTCAAAAATCGTTTTCATTCCAATGATGTACGACAACACTTGGCCTACACGCGAAGACGGCAAAAAATACGGTGTCATGTGCGCCGGTGGCCGCAACGCAAACGTACTCACCGTCAAGGACGCGCCATCATGGGGTCTATACTATCACAGCGGAATGACAGACATACACCCAAACACCGAAGGGTCAGAAATATACGCACAATACATAGCGACCGCAATTCAAACTAACGCAACCGCAATGCCACGCGTAGAACGTCACATAGACGTCGCACTTCCGGGCATAACGGGCGGTACATTATCAGTATTCATTAACGGCCTAGACATATCCTACGTATTCCGAGGCAACAAAACAGTATGGGATCAAAACATTTTCGCCACCGTAAACAAGTCAAACACATGGGGTGCATGGACTATGATAATAGGCTTTCTTGACGATGGAACACCACTCAAAATAAAATTCGACGGTATGAATTTCAATATCGAAAACGTGTTAACCGGAACAGGAAAAGCCGGAAACGTCAACTTTGCATACAATATGAATATATTCGAGCACAACTAAAATAACAAATAACCCCGATAGGTTTTTCCCTATCGGGGTTTTATATGTCAATCGCCGTTATCATCTGCAAGCATATATCTTTTATCAATAGTGTAATAAACGTCACGCCCCTCGGACATTCTACAGCACAATTCAACAAAATTCATAGCAGACTCATAACTATTAAATTCACCACAATCAACGTGGTAAAATATGTTTTCAGCAACATAATTATGTTCAACAACTATATATTTCGTTATCATTTTGTTTTCCTCACTTCTAGTAGTGTTGTTAACATGTCCAATTATGGCACGCTCAATCCCGCGACACGCCGCAACCGCACCGCTTCATCATGCGCACTTCCGTTTAACACAATACGTCACCCAAGTCAAACCGGCTCGGCGTGTCGCAGCTTAATGGGAACCATTCTCAATATAGGTTGTCTATCCGC